ACATCTATATGTTGACTATATGATGCATTTTCAGTTAATACTTCTTGTATTTTATCTGCTACTATATTATATACTTCTTTAACTTCTTCCTCTGATAATTCAGATGGAACAAATCTTTTAAATTTATCTAATGAAATTTTAGATGCATTCCTAGCTGCTGTACCTGAAACACCACCTTGGGTTACAATAGTACGTAAGTTTAAGTTTGGGTATTTATCTAATGTAGTTGTTCTAGATGCTATATCTTTAAAATCTTCTTCGTTGCCTTCTCTAGCACCTATAATGAATAATACTTCTTCATCTGGGTGTTCTTTAGCATAGTTATATATACCTTTTATTGGGGGTACTGAAGTGTACTTTACCTCAACTTTAAATGGTAAATATTGTTTATAGATATCCCAAATTAATATAGATTCATCAGGTGTAATACCATTTCTTGGTTTACCACCTATTAAAATAATAAATTCATCTATTTCGGGATTTTCTTTAAGTGCTTGTTTTACAACTTCAAAGTGGCCAGAAGTAGGTGGTTTAAAACCACCACCATATACCGCTACTACCTTCTTTTTTTCTTGTTCTGGTAATAACTCTTCTATTAAATAACTTGTTAAACTCATTTAGATAAAAATTGTTTTATTTTAGATTGTGCTTCTTCTTTTGATACTGAGTTTTTTATTATTATTTCAGCTTCAGAATCAGATAATAAATCCTTTAATTTAGCATTTAATGCTGCTTTTGATTTATCAGATCTTGCTTGTGCTTTTGCATCCTTTGGTTTAGTTCCTGTGGGTTTAAAAGGATCTAAATATTTTTTAATTATATCTTCTATGTCTGTTAATTTTTCATCTTCTAAAGTATTAGCAACTGAGACAAAATTAGGTTTAAACATTGCTTGATATGCCCCAAAGTTATCTGTTACAGATGCCCACGTTCTCATTACAATAGCAGGTGCCAAACTTCTATCTTTACCTCCTGATTTTTCAAATCTATCTTGGTTTTGCATTAATGAACGTTCTAAATCAGTATAAACATAAAGCATAAATACATCATATCCTGCTTGTTTTAATTCAGATTGTAGTTTAGTTGTAGTTTTAATTGAAGCTGCTGTACCATCTAGGATAAACGATTGTTTACCATCTATTATATCTTGCAGTTTACCTTTAAATTCTTTATTTGAAGCTGCCATTTGTTTAGCTTGTTCACTTCTTTCTTCAGGTGTTGCATTTTTTAAATCTAAAGTAACATTAGCTTGTTTTAATTTTTCAACAAATATATCATCTACGTTCATTACTTTTAGACCTCCTAAGTCTAAACCACGTAAAATGTATCCTTTACCTGCTCCAGGTGCTCCTGCTAAGATAATTGCTTTTGGCTTACCTTGTGCCTCTTTTAATAATTGTACTAAACTTATCATACTATTGGTTTTCCGAACATTAATTTTCTATATATTTTTCCTCCTAAATTTCTATCATATGACCCATCATCATACATTTTTATTTCTTTACCCCTAAGTGCTTTACGAATTGTATCTTCATCCGTAACTTGTGTTACATTTGATTTTGTTAAAATATCTGCCATTTTACCTGATGCTTCAATGTATACACCTTGTCTATCTAAATCTCTTATTGTTTGACTTATTGAAGCTCTTTTACTTGAGCTAGTACCATCATGTCCCATACCAACGTGTTTAGTACCTCCAGCTCTTTGTTTAGTTACTGTAACAGCATCTATATCTGGGTCATCGTCTAAATCAACTATAGTATAATCAGAACCAGCTAAATCACCTATTGTTTTATAGTTAGGATGACCACCTATGGGACCATAAGCATTTTGGATTAAATCTAGAATATCATCTTCTACATCTTTTAATTCATCTGGTTGTAAAGGAAACCATATATTTTTTGGTATATCTATCTCATTTAATAGATCTATTAATTTGATCATAATTAAGCATGTTTATTATACATATTGATGAAAACATCAAGTGGCGTTCTATGCCCCATNCCTTCAACTTCATCATGTATTGCTNCATTACNATGAACAGACCATANNNTTTTAGTTNTTTCAGGATCAATAATATCATCTTCAGTACCTAAAATAATTGTACGTTCATATGTGTTACCATAATATTCATATTCAGGATCTATTACTCTACTATGTAAAGCAGGATTAAATAATAAAACATCAACCCCTAATCTTGAACCAATAATATCAGCGACATAACCACCCATACTAGAGCCAATAATTAGATCAGGCATACCTAATGTATAAATAAATTCATCTAAATCTAGGGTTTCATAATTCATTTCAGGAGCATAAACAGCACCTTTTGTTGACAGGAAAGACACTTTTGGACCTCCTGCTTCACTTTCTAAACCGTGTAAATATACTATTTTTTTCATAACCTTTATTTTATTGATATTCATATTCTGTTTTAATTAACACACTCACATACTCTGCTAATTCAGGTTCTGTTATTGCACATACCTTTTTTTGTAATAATAATAATTTTTCTAAATTACTCATAACCTTTATTTTAAAATTGTAATTTCATTTAATGCTTCTAACGTTCCTTCAAAACCTGGAATATCATTGGTTTCTTTTAAGAATGTAATATCTTTATAATTGATTTTACCTACTGTTTTTTTACCTAACATATTGTAATCATATAATGTAATACAAGTAGGACCTAATTTATTGATATTCATTCCTCTACCAAATAAACCTGAATCTTCAAAAATAGCATCACCCTCATCATTAACTCTAAATATCTTTGGGAAATCACCATACTCATTATCTTCACCACCTCTTCGGTACTCGGTAATTCCTTTTACAGTGAACTTAACATTTCCATTTTCAATAATCTCTTTTCTAAAATTTGACATAACCTTTATTTATTTTAAATTAATTTTATTATATTCAACTTTTTTTGTTGTTTTAATACAAGTGATTAAATCATCAACAACACAAGGATCAACAATAGCGCCTTTTTCTTGTAATTTATAAACAATTGATTCTAATAATGTGTAAGAGTGTAATGTTGACATAATTTTGATTTTAATGTTGTGCTTAACTGCTCAACGTGGTAAATATACGAAAGATAGCCCGGGTAGCCAAGCCTCCCGTGCATTGTTTTTACCAGTTGTTAACATCATCTTCTCCACGTTTTTCGTGGTCATGTTCACTATAAACCCTTAGGTTTAAATACTCACCATCTCCTATATAAGAGGTATCTTCTCTAATATCTTTGTCATATGCAAAACAAAAATCATACTCCTCTTTTGTAAGGATTTCTTTTGTATTCATAATCTCTTCAAACCTGTTGAACTCTTGTTCTGCAATGTAAAGACTTTCTGGACTCATCATAACCTTAATTATTTAATGTATTGACTTAACTATCAATACATGGTAAATATACGAAAAATAATGCGCGTCTCCAAATGGGACGCGCATTGTCTTTTATTTATTTTAATTTATTCTTAACTTGATGTTGTCGCTACTGCAGTTTTTGTTGATGTAGAAGTATAAGATAAGTTTAATTGAACTTCTGGACTGTTAGCTGCACTATAAATTTCACCTCCATTTTCTGCAATAGTAGATCCTACCATTGTTAAAATATCTCCAGTTAAATCTCCTGTTGCAATTGTTACTGTAATAGTACCTGTACCTCCACTTCCTAAAGCAGCGGCATCAATTGTTAATTGATCTCCTGGTTTAAAAGCATAAGCTGCTGATGCTTGTGATACAAATGAAATTTCAGATAATACTCCTCCTCCATCTAAAATACAATTTGCAACTATATCAGAAACACCTGCTACACCTGTAAATGGAACTCCATTATAAGTTGCTGCTGCTCCTCCTGAAATTGTTCCTGATGCTGAACCTGCTAAATTAGCTCCAACTGTAATTACATGAGCTGCAATTCCTCCATCATTAGTTGCTGTTGCAGGATGGGTATGAGAAAATCTTACTAATTTAGATTGGCTATTATTATCCACATAAGTATAAACTACTGGTGAAACTGATCCACCACCTTGTTTTCCATTTGTAACACTAATTGTTGGTACACCACCCTTATCATCTACTAATACTGCTTTTTGGAATACAATATCAATAAAAGTAGTATTTTCTACAATAGAGGATAAAGCTGGGGTTGCATTAAACACAGCATTTATTATTTTATTTTCAATATCTCCTTTAACATTATTCATAGCAGATAAAGAATTAAAAGCTAATTGCCTTGAAATCAACTGTTGTGCAACAAAATCATCATATTGTAATTGTTCAGTTAAGTATTTTTTCTTTTGTTCTTGAAGAGATAAATTTCTAATATCATTTCTTTTGATAAAAGATTGCCATTCTCCAGGACTTTCTGCGTTGTGGTATAAAGCCATAATTATTTATTATTGTTAAATTTTATTATAAATATGTAAAAAAATATTAATATGCATTCCTCTTGGAAGTTGTTTGAAATGTTGATGTATAAGGTGTTGGTTTTGGGTTTTCAATATCGAACAAAGCTTTAACATGAGTAAATATTTCTATATTTTGTTCTTGTGTACGAGGTGACTCATATATCTCCCAATTTTTACCTTTTATTTTTTTACCATTTTTATCTGGTCCTCGTGATTTAGATTTTAACCATAATACTGCTACTCTATCAATATCTTTTCCAAAACATTCTTCATAACATTGAGCATATATAGCCCCTTGTAAATCATAGGTAGTTTGGAGATGGTTTGATGTTTTAAAATCTATTATCCAACGTTCCATTTTACCATCTATTTCAATTTCACATACTAAATCACAGGTACCCGCTACCTCAATTTTATCTGAGAATAAATGTACTTCTGCTTCTATTAATGTTGGATTATAAGTTTCCCAAAAATCCACAAATCTAAGGAACATTTGCCATACATGAGCAGGCATTTTAGGGTTACCATCTTTGTATAAAAATGTAATTTCTTCACCGTTTAACCAGTCTTCAATCATTTCATGTACTAATGTTCCTTCTTCTGCTGCTTTTTTAACAATCCATTCCGCACTATAACCTACTTTTTTAAGCCAGTCTTCAAAGTATTTACCTTTTGGATAAGAGCTTAAAACATGGGTTACTGATGGATAATATTTACCATTTCGTCTATAATACCTTGAATCAGGCATTGTAACTTGTTGATAATCATCTGAAATTTCTAATAGTCTTTTGTATGATTTTTTGATCATATAGCTAGTTTTTGTTCCATTAAATCATAGTAGGTTAATGGTAACGTTGTTTGTATAAGTTTAGTGAAATTTTCGAAACCCATTTCACTCGGATCCTTATCTTGCATATCCACAAGATAGACTTCTTTACCTTCTGCCATTAATCGTTCACAGAATTTTAAAGCTTGTTTAATTGCATCCCTATCTAATGCAATATAAATTTTATCTACTACAGAAGTAACTATTTTTTTCATTAAGCTACTTTGTATGTTTTTCCCTAATAAAGGGATTGCGTTTCTTTTTATAGCCATAGCATCAAATAGTCCTTCACATAAAATAACTGGTACATTCCAATTTATTAAATGTTCATTTGGTACTATATCTCTACTTGCTGATGGATTACGATATTTAACATATGGTTCTTTTTCAAATGAACGAGCAGTAAAGTAATTTAGTCTACCATCTACATCATATGTTGGAATTATAATCATATTTTTATATAAACCTTCTTTACAGTAACCTATATCATATTTAATAATATCGTATTTACTCACATGCCTATTTTTTAGGTACGCAGTAGCGTGTCTAGCCATTATATCGCTTAAGTCAACGTTATCCAGGCTAATAAACTCGGATGGTAATACAACACTAGATACAACTTGGGTTTCCTTAATTGATTTTGAAGATTTAACTAAACTTCCTAATTCTACAAATTTATCTGCTGCTGCTTTAACCTGTCTAAATAAATTATATACTGTAGTTCCTCTAGCATCACATGCCCAACAATGCCAAGGATTTTTACCTTCGCGATTTTCAGTTAAGTTTACTTCTAATTTAGGTTTATGGTGATTACATAAAGGGCAATGGTAAGCATAGTTATTTCGAGCAGTAGCCTTGCCCGAACCCAATACTGAATTTACTAATGTAACTAATAATTGGTTTACCATATATGGTAATATACGAAACTAGATTTTATCAACCACGAAATCCTCAAATTCAATTTCATTTAAATCTTTTGTAAAAAATTTACCTAAAATGTTGTCATTAAAAAATTCATCTGGTTTTTCTAATACTTGATATATCATTTGGTATTTTATTTCAAAATATGTTAATGATTTTTTACTAGGACACATTTTTAATATGGTACGTTCAAATTCATCTTTTTTACCTTCTAATAATAGTTGTTTAATATCTGATTGAGACCCATAATATTTAAGCCAATCTGATTCTTTAACTACTAATTTATATGAAGGTCTTCTACCAACTACTCCTGTTAAAGCTGCTAGTTCTTTTTTACCTAATTTTTTCTTTTGATTGTGAAATAATACTTTCTTCCCAATATACGATTTACCCGAAGGTTTGTGTGTTGTTATGTAAACAAAACCGAATGTATTTTCTGGGAATTGGGTAATATCTCCTATTTCATGCTGTTTATAGGTCCAACTCATAATTTTGATTTTAAATTACTACCCACTTTTGATAAATAGGTGCATATATTACACCTCCGGGATTTACATTATTAGTAAATTTTGTTACTAAGGATTGCCATTGATCTTCAGTCATTTCATTTGGTAACCATATTGTATCTATTATAATTAAATCATATAATTCAGTAGTAGTATACGAATAAACATCTCCTTGAATTAAATTTATATTTTCATTTAATTGCCCATGAGAATTAGTGTAATCAATAATTTCTTGAGATATTTCTAATACGTCAACTGTACTACAGTTTTTTTCTTCATATAAAGAAAGTGGAAATAAACCCATCCCTAATCCTACTACTAATACAGAATCGCATGTTTCCCAATTAAAACTATTAAAATTATCCCTCCACCATTTACAATTTTCACAATCACCTAAAAATATTTCAGAGTAATTTGAAAAATTTCCTAAAGCATGGTTTGTATCTTTATATGTCATTATTGTATGACCATGTTCATCTTTATTTATTTCAAGTTTAGGACTTGTATAATCTGGTAAATTATTATCTATAAATTTCATATTTTTTAATGTTTATATTATGGGGTACATTGATATACGGAAGTAATAACTCCTAAAGCATTAGTTTGAATAACTATATTTTCAGCTAAACCACTAGGAGGAGGACCAAAAGTTGATATATTTGTAGGGAGATATAAAGCTCCAGTAGAAATTATAGCTCCAACATTATCTTTAAAAGTATCACCTACTTCTGGGAAATTGTTGGTAGATGTATTTCCTGAACCTTTAACAAGTTTTCCGTTAGCATTATCAGTATCACCTTGAGTACCATTACAAGCTTGTGCTGCCTTAACATTACCCGTGGTTTCTCCATATGCCTTAGGATATTCAGTAACATTTGAATAACCATAAAAATCTGATATAGCATCTGGGGCTGCAAATCCTGCAGTATCACTAAAGGTACCTAAAGATTGATTAGTAGCTGATTCCCCTAATTCAACCCTAATATCATTTATACTTAAAGGTCCTGTAGTTGGTAAAGTCATTATACTTTAGATTTAAGTTCGTCGATTTGTTTTTGTTGTTCCTTAATTGCTTCAATTAATAGTGGAACAATTTTTTCATAATTAACGGCCTTATATCCATTATCTCTTGTAGTAACAGCTTCTGGTAGTATTTCTTCAATTTCTTGGGCTATTACACCTACATCTCTACCTGTATTACCATGTATAGTTTTTATTTCTTCTTGGTTTAATTCTTTCCAATCAAATGTATTACCACTTACACCAATTACTTTACATAAAGCATCATTAATTGGTTGGATATTTTCTTTTAATCTTCTATCTGATGTTGAAAATGCTACAACATCATTTGTTGCATCAATTCTACCTACTGTTGAACTTAAAGAAAGACTGTCTTTTCCTACTGTTAATGAACCTGTTATAATAGTATTATTCATGTAAGTAGTGTTGGTTTGACCTGCTGAAATGCAACTACCTATAATATGACTATTACTAAAATCTTCAACTGTATTACAAATACCTCCTAAAATACTTGAATTACAGGATGTATTAATAAGATTACCACAACCTCCTCCTATAAAATTAGTACAAGTTATTCCTTCAGCTGTAGTGGATTTAATTCCATTACAACAACCTCCTGCTATAGAACTATATGATTGTGATATTATACAATGATCTTGTCCTCCTCCTATACTAGATGCATTTGATGAAAAAATTTCTAAATCATTACCACCTCCTATAAAGCTAAAAGTTGAATAGCAAATCTGTGATGCTCCACCAGTATTAACTATAGTATTAACATTCCCTTTATATATTCCTCCACCTTTAGTATTACCTATTCCCACAAATGAGAAATTTGCACCTTCTATTACATTACCATATCCACCACCGATGAAACCACCACAAGAGGAAGAAATTATATTTTCTCTCCCACCTACTATAGAATTCATGCTATTAAGAGATCCTGTGATAATATTAGTAAATCCACCTCCAATAAAAGAACCAGTAGCTCCAGCTCCAGAAGAATTATTAGAACCAAATTTAATTATATTACCTTTACCTCCAGCAATAGTACTGTGACAAGAATTAGCTGCCATAATGTGATCCTCACCAAAGGTTGATATTCTATTATTTAATCCTTGAAATCCAACTCTATCATTACATATTTTAGATTCTATACTACCAAAATTTGATGAACCATTAACTCTTAAATGTGAATCAGCGGTTGCAGTTGTAGATCCACCTGATATAACATCGATAATACCATTATCATCTGCTAAATCTCCTATTAATAAACTTGCTCCATTACTTTGAATACCACTTTTAGCTTGAAATTGTAATGCACAAGTTGTTGGGTTAAATGTTAAATCAGCTTTGGCACATGCTGTATCTGTTGATGTACCATCTGCTGTTAGTATTCTATTAGTATCTGGTGTGAAAACTGTATCAAATCCCGTTCCTGATGTCCCCGAAGAACCACTTGATCCTGATGAACCTGAAGAACCACCTGCACCTGAAGATCCTGATGAACCTGAGCTACCTGATGAACCTGATGATCCTGATGAACCACCTGCACCTGATGAACCACTTGATCCTGATGAACCTGAGCTACCTGATGAACCTGATGATCCTGATGAACCACCTGCACCTGATGAACCACTTGATCCTGATGAACCTGATGAACCTGATGAACCTGAAGATCCCGAAGAACCACTAGAACCTGAAGATCCACTTGAACCTGATGAACCTGATGAACCACTTGAACCTGATGAACCTGATGAACCACTTGAACCTGAAGATCCTGAAGAACCACCTCCTCCACCTGCAGGTAAAGTTACTGTCTTAACATTCACTGCTGTAGGGTGACCTGTTGCATTTTGTGTAATAGAATCTATTACTGTAAAAGTACCGCCTGCAACAGGAGAATCTGTAGATGTTGTGTCTGTTCTTGTTGTATCCTCATGATCATATGTTACCTCAAAGTTATTAGCGGTGGGATTGGTAACGGCAACATCTATATAGGTCCCATTATTAAAAGTAACCCTATCATCATCAACTACATCAAATTGACCTTCTCCCGGACCATTTATAATCCATGAAGACATAGTACCAGAACCTGATGAACCACTTGAACCTGAAGATCCCGAAGAACCACTAGAACCTGAAGATCCACTTGAACCTGATGAACCTGATGAACCACTTGAACCTGAAGATCCCGAAGAACCACTAGAACCTGAAGATCCTGAAGATCCTGAAGAACCTGATGAACCTGAGCTACCACCTCCTCCACCAGTAATAGTTACTGTTATATTATCTGGTGTAGGTTCTGTAACAGTAGCACCTACAAAATTGATAGATTCTACATCTACAGTTAGTGAAGATCCATCATCTAAGATTTCAACAGCTTGTCCACTACCTGATGAACCACTTGATCCTGATGAACCTGAGGATCCTGATGATCCTGATGAACCTGAAGAACCACCTGCACCTGATGAACCTGAAGATCCACTTGAACCTGATGATCCTGAAGATCCTGAAGAACCTGAAGAACCACCTGCGCCTGATGAACCTGATGATCCTGATGAACCTGAAGAACCACCTGCACCTGATGAACCACTTGAACCTGATGAACCCGAAGAACCACTTGAGCCTGCAGCTCCAATAGTTGTTTTAAAAACTTGACCTGTAGTGTTATTATATGATAAATAATGGGTTTGTGCTGTTGATAATAACTTACTAGGGTCAATATACATTGAACCTGTTAAAGTTGAAGAACCTGATATTGTTATATCGTAAGGTTCTGCTCCTGTAAAAGCATCAACAGATTGAGAGACATGCCATGATTGGATTATCTTACCTTGTTGTATTTCTGATTGGTATTTAAATAGTTTTGCCATGGATTAAAAATGGGTTTATTATAAATATAACCTATCTATCAATATTCACCAGAATAGTTGTATCTGTTGTTTGAGATGATTGAATTGGTTTTGCTAATTTACCTATTGCTAATAATTGAAAATCTTCATCATATAAACCTACAGTTGTTATATATGGTGAAAAGTATGATCCTGTAATTGTACTTAAACGTACACCCGAGGATGCTGTATTTTCCCAATTTATACTACTACTTGGAAATACTGTAGGTATTTGACTACCAGTAATAGAACTAGGGTTTAAAGTATAGTTAAATTCATTTTCTGATATTGTAGCTTTATATTGAGTTTCATATAAAGTATAAGAACTAGAAAAAGACATAGTAACATTATTACTTATTATCCAAGCATTTATCCATTCTTCAGTATTAGTTGAGGCAACAGGAGAAACACCATATTTACTTACTCCATAAACTGCTGTACCATAAAATTCTCCTTCTATACCATCAGCATCTACTAGATGTGAATCAAAAAGTGTTACTATTCCATGTTCATATATTATATTACCTGCCATGTAATGATAATTAGCATTACTAGCAGTTGTTTTATACAATAACCTACCTTCTCCATCATCTTTAATAGAACCTGTAGGCCCTTCTAATAAAAAAGAATTAGGTTGTATATAATCACCCCATAATTTTGAAGGGATGGAAATTACACCAATAGGAACTGATGCTGTTGTTGGGGAAGGAGTAGGGAAATTTTTACTAGGCCATAAACTAGTTTGTGGATAGTCATAATAATTAGTATTTTGTACTTGACCTATTCTTCTATCCCCTTCAGGAGATGCTCCTATAACAATACTAGAAGTAATTGCATCTTGAGTAAACCCATTACTACTAGATATATAGTTTTGGTAATATAATTGTTGAATTGAATCATATACCAATACTTGTGGTACTTGATATGCAGAAATTGAACCTGCCATAACACTACCAGATAATAAAAAATCACCATTTCGGCCTAAAAATCTATTTATTTCAACGTTAGATTGAGTTAAAGCTAACCCACCTTTATAATAGAAAGATTTATTTACCTCAAATGGAGATATTATTAAGTCCTGTGAATTTAATTGTTTGTAAGCGCTCATTCATTTTAGAAATCTAATTTCACTCTTACTAGAGCTTCTTTTGTAAAGTCTTTTTGTATTGGTCTTGATAATTTAGCTACTGCTAATAAATCATTTGAATCATTATATAAACCAACTGTTGTTGGGAAAGTTTGTGGGTTGTTAATAAAGTATGGATATACTACTTCACCTGTTGATCCTGATATAAATGATGGATTCTCTGTGTAATTATATTCTGAATTTCTTGCTCTAATAAAAACATAATCTGATGTTAGTGTTTCTTGGGAATTTAATTCAAATATATTATCAACTCCTGAAAGACCTACTGATCCAGATATAACATCATATAACTTAGTTGGATTATCTCCAAAAGTATCTGCAGTAGTATTTGTTCCAATATTTATACCACCACCAGTTGCTGTATTATTATTTAATGCTGTTGCATTTAATAAAATGGTAGAAATATCAGGTAGTACTATACCATAAGATCCACTAGCAGGTGTATATCCATTACCTCCATCCCAAGAAGTACCATTTGATCCTGATATTAGTTGGTAAGCTCTTTGTGTACCATAAAAAGTTGGTAAAGTTACTTGGTTTGAATCATCTGTTAAATGGATTGCAGTATAATTACTATTATTACTTTTTAAAGCTAAATTTAAAGAACCAGGTAATAAAGATTGTTTATATCTTGCTCTTTCAATACTAATAACATAAAAATCATTATCTGCACCACTACCTGTAAATGTTGGTCCAAAAGTAAATTTTGAATTTTCATCTTCTAGTACTAATGTTCTATATTGACCGTAAATAGTTGTTGTTGGAGATATAAAAGGTACTGAGGAATCAAAATTTACACCTCCACCACCATTTTTATTAGCATAAGCAATTTGAAATTGTACCGCTGCTGTTATATCTGATGAAGATGTTTGATAAACACTTAAATAATAAGGACCCGACGTTCCTTCTTTTTGTGTTGAAGATGAAAAATAGGTATTAAGTGATGGGGAATTATTACTCCATACTGTTGAAGTTACCGAATCGGAACTTACTATAAAATCTTCAGGATCTAATCTTTTAAATGCCATATCTTATTATGTTAAGGATTGTTGAGTTACTGTTACTGGGATTGTTATTCTTGCGCCACTATCTAATCCTGTTACTGTTAATGTTGTTCTTAATAATTTGTTTGAACCAAATAAAGTATTAACTGTAGTTGAAGTTAAGTTAAATTGAGTACCTATAATTGTTTTAGTTACATTAGTACCAAGTGTTTGTGTAGCGGTTGAATTTGCTGATGTTGCTGCTGCTGTTTGGATACCTTGTCCTGTAAATGTATTCATTAATCTTACATCTCCAATAGTTGCACTATATCCTGATGTTTCGAATACTTGTTCATTACCTAAATAATTTAATGTTTGAGGTGTTACAGCTAACTGAGCACCTTGTTTTAAAGTAATAGCGGCAAAACCTAAATCCAATACTGGTAGTTTTGCTGTACCTCTAGGTAAAGTAGTTAACTTATATTTCATTATCTGCAATTCACTTGGAAATGCTTCTAGTAAAGGCATGTTATCAATTGCCTCTCCATAATAAGCTGAACCCGAAGGGTGATTTGGATTGTATAATGTATAATCAATTTCATCATCTCCTAATGCAAATTGTGTAATTTGAAACGAAGAATCATTTCTAGCTAACAATTCTCTACCTTTGGTTGTTAAGATAGCATCAACTGTTATTACTGCGTTATTTAAATATCCCATGTTGTGTTTTTATATAAATATTGTTATATGTTATAAATATGTATTCTTTTTAAGATTCTATTACTCCTTTAGAAATTAAATCATTTACTATTACAGAAGCACTTTTTGTTAAATACTCTGTTGGAAAATCAGGGAATAAAATACCTGGTGTTGTTTGTAATTCTAAAATACTTAATGAACCTGTATATAATCCTTCACTATCCGCTTCTGGTGAAGAACCTGTAAGATAACCTCCTTGTAATGCAAATGATCCAGTTGATAGTATTGCTTGACCAACACTTCCACTTGATAATGTACCATAAGGGAATGGCGTATCCAAGTAAAGTGAATTAGGATTTACAACTTTTCTTCTTACTAGGAAAAAATCTTTTTGTATTGATTTATCTACTGGTCTATCTAATCTAAGTTTTACTTTACCAAAAGTACCTGCTGCACTTGAACTAATATTTTCTTGTGGTGCAAATACCTCTAAAACTCTATATGTAAAGTTTTCATTATTAGCAAATCTAATTTCATCATTTTCTTGAAATTCTATTGGGTTCTCTATTGTATCAAAAGCCGTGGTACTTGGTTCTACATTACCCGGAAAATATTGTGATGTGCCTGGTTCATAAGGTAAATCACCTTGATAAAATCCAGTACCATATGCTTCATTAAAGTTAGAAGATGACATTTCTATAATTGAATAGTCTATTCCAGTTGATCCTGAGAATGTCCAAAAGGGGGCTAATGCTATATTTGCTCCTGCTAGTAAATGATCTTGAACCCCTATACCTTGTATTTTAGTTGGGGTATAAGCTCCATTATATGCTATTGGGAAGAACATTCCTTGAACATAATCTCCTCCTCTAGAATCTTTAAATCTACCAGAAATTGACCAGTTAAGTTCATTACCTGCTTTAATACTTTGTCTACCAGAATTAGCTGAGAATATCCATTCTAAAGCTATAACACCAGATCCATTTTTAGGATGTCTTTCTCGCATTAAACCTAAATCAAATAATGTTTCAAACATTTCCCATTCGGCATAAACAATAAGACCTTCTTCAGGTACTTTAACTCTAGAAGTTGTCCATCTATCTAAATTTGAATTATATCTAGGACCTAAATTTTGATTACTTTCTAAATTTCCATATTGGAACCAACCATACTCATCTACATTCTTTAATAGAAAAACATCCCCTGTTTGAGTATAAACTTTACAATCAATATATTCTAAATTGAATGGTTCTGATTTTAAAGTACTAGGTTCAGTAATATTACCATAATGCATTTTTAAGTGGATTTTTAATTCCTCCCTTGTTCTATTTGTTTCACTAACAAAAGTAGTAACTACAGATGTTTGCATTGATATTATCTGTTCATTATTTAAATCATCTCCAGCATTTACACCCCATGGTGATGTATTTATAGGAACATTATCGTCTGATGGGTAACTTGCAGCACCAGCTTTTACATCACCTACTCCTGTTCCTGCTACATATGGAAGAGCATAACCAGTAGATGGAAGAGATGGAAATACAGAAGGTTGTGTAATTGCTTCAGAAGGATCTAAAAAGTAATCAACTGATTGTAAAGGTGTATTTTGATCAATAGAAGCTGTACCTACAGCTGAAAATTGAGCAAATGTAATAAGATTAGCATTATCGTCATCATATCTTGAAATATAACCTGAACCTGATAATGGGATAGTTGGTGAGTAATTTTCTCCAGAATTTTGAGAGTAACATATTGGTGTTACATATTCCATTGTACGGCTAATAGGAGATGGAGAACCTAAAGATTGATATTTACTATTAATATCTTTTACAGCTAATTTACCTACAGTTGTGTTTGGGAAAACAGCTTTAAAAGTATCTATAGTTATAGGTTCTAATGATGGTGGTAAAGCATTACCTTGTTCATCAATTAAATAACTTAAATTTACTCTGGTTAAACCATTAATGTTTGGGTATGGATCATCTAAATCATTAAAATATCCAAAGTAGGCATCTCTTAATTCTACAGTTGGGTTTTTACCATATGTTCCAAAATCTCCAACAGACCATACGTTTAATTTAGCACTAGTAGATTTTACCCCATCATATCGTGGATTAATTGAACGTAATGTTGTGTAGTTAGAATCTGGTACTGCAGCTTTAACTGCTTTATTATCTAATATTTGTTCTTGATTTATTGGAATTATTGGACCCGATTCATTATTATAGTCCACATCCATTAAATATTCACTTGGTCTTTGTAATATAAAGTTATTTAACATAGGTTGGCAATCCAAAGCTAAGTTAAATGGTAAGGCACCAGCATAGTAAGTTGGAACTATAAAATTAGTATTTTGAGGTTGTCTATAATTACTAAAAGCAGGTACAAAAGGAGTTGTTAAGGGAGAAAAAAGTGACTGTGATGGGTAAATACTAGCTGAGAATTCTTGTATTACTAAACCAGTTCCTGGTCCCTCTTTTTCTACTTCTATAGAAAACCTATGAATATCATTAGCATTAAATTGACCTGGGTATCTACCAGTTACAGTTGCTGTTCCTGTAGAAGAATATGTATTTGTTCGTAAAAATTCTAAACTTAACATTTCTTCACCTGTATTTTGTGGTTCAGGTATAAGATTAGATCTTCTTAAAAGTATACTACTTGTAATACCAAAATTTGCTGAACCTCCTTCTCCAGAAGCTGTTATTTCTACTTTAGGTGAATTTGTTAGTGATCCATCTGATGTTTTAAAATCAAACTGTTGTCCCGTTAAAGTACTTCCATTAATTTGTCCTGCTTTTAAATCTTTAAATTCATATTCAATATAATATATATCTCCAGGGTTGGCATAAGTAGAAGTAGTATCCGTACTAAAATTAACGTCTTTAAATGCTCTTATAGGGGTATCTGTAAAAGTAACTGTTGACCCTGAATATATTGAACCTGAAAAACCGCCAAGCCCTGTTGCGGGATCGAAAATTGAAGAGGTTATAATAAAATCACCTTGTGAGCCTGTTCTTTTTAAATAAGCGTTAACAACACATTCATTATAAAAATCTGGTGTTGCCGATGATAATGATTCATTAGTTGTTCCATTTTGAAATCCATCAGATGGGGTAGTATAATTTCCTTCAGCAAATAGTTGGGGGACACTAGTTGCAGGGTATAAACCTAAGGCACCACCACTTGTTTTATTATAATAAAGTAATGCTCTCATGGAACTTAATTGAAATGAATAATCAAACGTTGATCCTTCATTATTTTTTATTAAAAAGTAAAGTCTAGAATTATACGCATCTCCAGATGGTGGTTGGGTTTGTCCAGCCATTCCATTACAAAAAATTACTTCATTTGATAATTCAGCTTTTCCATTAGAATCAGAACTAAAAGTATGAAGTATGCTAATTGTTCGAGGGGTTGGGAAAAATGGTCCTCCATCTCCAGCTGGGTAAAATCTTTCTTCTACTAATTGAACATCAAATTCTGCACTTACTCCTTGAGATTGGATAATACAAGATACAGTAAAATCTACATGACTCCAAGATGCAAAATTATTTACACCTGAATCTCCCAATGATCTTGCAACACTATCAGTTGCTCCAGTCCATCTTATTCTTATAGAACCATCATAAGTTTCCCCCATATTAGGGATGCCTAATGCTGGTATTGCTGTTTGGTTTAAAAATTCAGGAGTGTATGTTACTATTGAAAAAAATTGGAGATCAAAATCAGTATTATTTGTGTTTGCACCACTACCTGAAAAAGGAATAAAGGATCCTCCTCCACCTCCACCAAATGTTGGGGGTACACCACCTAACTGTAAATCTAAATTAGTTATTAACATAGAATTAGTAGTTGGCACCTTTATTTTTGGATGACCCGCAAAAGGTGCAATATCTGTTACTGGAGTAACTGAACCTGAATTACCCGGAATTTGAGTGTTAAAATTATTACCATTAAATAAAACAGTACCTAAACCAGTTGTACTTTTAGGAGCGGGTCTATAAAAACCAGAATCTATGTTAAGTAGTACTATAGTTGCAGTTTTTCCACTTATTGGGTTTCTATTACCTGTTACTAAAGACCCTATAGGTTGTAAAGCATTATTAGTAGAAACAAAAACAACAAAATAATCTTGCCCTGTTCCAGTTACATCTAAATTTGAAAACTTATAATATCTACCACTCTGAAGAGAAGTAGCTAATGTTGATAAAGTTGGGTCAGAATAAAGTACTGGGGTATCTGGTGATACTGGGAAGAAACCACTAGCATTTGAGTAATATATAATATTATCACCTGAAGTAAGGTCAGCTGATGCTGCTGCTGCTGCCGCAGAAGTATATCCTGATACATCTGATTTTACATAAAATCCTCTTGTTGGGTTTGCATTTAAAAGGAAAGTTTGACTTGTTAGAGTTGCTGCACCTTCATATTTATTACCTTGATGGTATATTCCTTCATTTTCAACTATTCCTGTTGCATTAGTATTTAAGGAGGCACTATATTTAACATCAAATTTTAAATACCATGGAATATTAGGTGTATATGGTATAGTATAAGCACCATTTTCATATCTTGTATTTAAATCAAACATTCTGAATGTAGTAAAACTAGTTGAACCAGAATTAAAGAAACCTAATGCATCTTGTGCGGTAGTTGCAGAAAAGTTATTCCAATAGTAGAAATTTTGTTCTTGGGAAAGTGTATTAGGGTTTAAAAATACACCTTGTTGTACATCATCTATACTTTCAGATATACTTAATTGTGTTATATAATCTGTTTTTGTATCTAAACTCCATTTCATTGAACCACCTTGGGTTGAGCTTGTAATTGGGTAATATTGGGTTGTAGTTACACCATCATCAATAACTTGATATATATTATTACCTTTTGTTTGGGATACTTGTAATATAATATGATCGGCGTATACTGTCCTACCAGTTATAAAATATTCAGTTGCCCCAACACCATAAGGTAAAGTAGCATCTAAGAATAATATTCTTAAATTATCAAAATCATCTAAATAATTAATTACCTCTGCTCCACTAATATCATTTTGACTTAATTTAATAGCTTGTACTTGTTGTATTCCTACTTGACCTTGATCTGTTTGTTTAGATGAAATCCATGCATATCCTTCTGGGGGGACATTGGATTGATTGTTAAAACTACCTTCATTTACTACACCATCAAATTGAAAATCTAATGGAAAAAATATAGGTTTGTATACTACAGGTGTATCATTAGCATTTAAATACGGATCGCAACCAGGATTTAAAGACTGTGTTGCTACTATTATCATAGAACCACTAAATATACCATCATAAAATTCTGATTGGTTATCTTTAGGGAATTTTCTAGGACCTAAATATGATCCACTAATAAATTGTGAGCTACTTTGATTAAAATTTGTTGAATTTAATACGGACCCATCATTTCCATCTTGCCAACTTTGTGTTACACCAAATCTATTATAGGGTACAGTAGCATTCCAATCTGGTGCTGGGGTTATTTGGGTCTCTACTAACTGAGCTACAAGTTTTCCTACAATATTTATGCCTATATCACTAGCGAGTAATGTAACTTTATTACCAATACTAAGAGATATATTATTAGAAGTTGTAGCAAAAACAGAAAAGGTTGTTGGTTTAGATGCTACAAATCTAGCATCTACACCTATATTAGTTAAAATAAAATCAGATTGTTCATCTCTAGGATAAAACCCATCTGCTTTTGTAATTGTAGCAGAAAGGTTACTAAGTTCTGCTGTATTTATTGGATCACCATTATCATCTCTAAGTGTATTTGTTATTATTTTAAGTTTTAAGTTTGTTCCTGTCCCAAAACCACCATCTCTACCTAATAATTGACCTCGTAATGGAATACCATATGTTTGAATACCATTAAATCTTTCAAATGAACCACCCGTTCCACCACTAAATTTATATATAGAAGAACCTTCAGTGGAATATTGTGGGAAATCAGTTGAACCTGAACTATAATCTTTAGGTAAATTTACTACTAAACCTTCATAGTCATGTAACGAGGATGTAGCTTGTGCTGGTCTTTGTCTATTTCTTTCTAATATATGTTGTTTTACTACCACACCAGAAGATAAACTAGTTCTAGCAGGTGTAAAATCTTTAATCATTTTAAATAATGAATTGTCAAAGAATTTAATTAATCTAACAAAATCCACTACATCATAGCTATCCATATATTTTTCAAAATATGAATTTCTTAATCTATCCAGATCTGGGTATGTATGTAGTGATGAAGAAACAAATCTTGGGTCTCCAATAAATTCTCCTAAATTAAAATACCCCAATTGTGCATTAATATCATCATTAATTTGATTTGATGGAGAAAATGCTACCTCTAAATAATTAACATTAGGTGTATAACTTTGACTAGTGAAAGATGTTACTTGCATTGACTCCATTGGAGAAATTGTTTGGGTATCATTGTTTTCACTTGAAATTACAGGTAATGAAGAAGTGGGGTTGGTAAAACCATATGGAGCTTCAGCTAATATTATTTTTTCTGTTTGAATTTTATCTGTAATTCTATTTTTAATACCTACTGGTACTTGGTCTTGAAATATATCTTCTACATTTGTAATAAAATTAGGTGTATTAATATAAAAATTACTATTAGTTGCAAAGGATTGTGTAATTTGTACAGCAGAACCTGTTACTCTAGGGTGAATTGATGTTCTACTACTAGTATTTAATTGAGTACCTAAATCTGCCCTAAAAAACTGTTGATTAGGTAAATCATTAGAAAAAATAGTTGATGATCCTACTATATCTGTTGGATGGGTACTATTTCCTTCACTAGAATATGGATTAACTACATAGTCTAGGAAATAACTTTGACTAATTTCTTGAACATAATATCTTAATTCTTGAAAAGATCCAGAAAAAGGTGTATATACAGTTCCATCAGTAAATACTACGTTTGTATCTTTATTTAAAAATCCTATAGATGCATCATAGTAATAGGAATCATCAAAACCTCCAACACTACTAGATTCATTAAATCCTATTTTACCATCTATTTCATTTGCAGCATATAAGCTAGCAGTAGGGGTAGAACCATTAACATTCATTTGAACTGACCACCAATCTCCATTAAAGAAAGGTAAATATACACTAGCACTTAAATCAGGATTATCTCCTTCTGCTGGGATCCATTTTAATGTACCATAAGTATCATAAGGATCTGGAATAGAACCTGAATAAGAACCACTTATTAAACCTGAACCTGTGTATTCTAATACTAAATTACCACCACTATCATCGGTAGAAAATAATGATTGTGAATATCTAATATTACTATTAGCAATATTATTCACTGGTAGTGGTATTGTGGGGGATTTAAATCTTAATTGTATAGTTCGGGCCTTATTATTACCATTTTGAACAGGAAATTTATTATTTGCTTCTAAAGAAGATGATACAAAATTTGTAGCACTTACTCCCGTATCAAAAGCATAATTAAATACATCTTGTTTTAAATCGTAATCTTGAGATTCATTTCTATCTTTCCCTCCAAATTCACTTATTCGTAAAATTGTATCCGGGATTCCATAAGATGTAATTAATGCTCTTAACCCAGCTATTGTACCTTTAGTTTTAAGTAAATATGGTATATTGTGGTATATTCGTTTATATACACTCTTATTGACATCGTCTAATGGGACTATATCATTTGAAGCAGATATTTTAGTATCTACGTACTCATACCCAGAAGGTGTTGGTAAACTACCAGTTATATTTGGGAATGGGAAAGCACTACCCGAAGGGGTTAATCCTAGAAAAGCAGTAAATAAATCATCAGTATTAAAATTATTTGAATATAATTTAACTGCGAAATCTTTAATAGCATCTGAAACTAAATCTTTAGATATACCATAATCTAATCTATTATCAGCATCAAATTTATTTGTAATATCTTTAGTATAAGTCCAAACATTGTCATAATACTGACCAACCATATCAACAAATAATTCGTAGTTTCTATTTGCTGGATCATCTCTTAAATATTCTGGTATAGAGTTGTATAACCAATCTCGGTTATTATCATCATAATCTATAGCAAGTGCTACAGATGATGTTATCCATGTCTGTACTTCAGAATTTGAAGTTGGATATAAAATAAAAGGTGGTTCTGTATTAGATTTGGGGTATGAAGTAGATGAACCACTATTAAAATATAAAAAATACTCATAACCATCAAAATTCTTAATTATAGTATCTATAGCACCGGTTAATGAAGCAGCACTTGAACTATATGCTAAAGTAGTTGTTGTATCTGTTGTTATTTGATTTAAAAAAGTTGATAACTGATTGCTAGAGGATTGGATTAAATCTACTTTGTAAAAGAAATTTTCTAAACGTGTTTTAGCAGAACTAAAATTAATAAAATTAGCAAATTTTTCATAATCAATATTTATATTAATTTCTTTTTCGTTTAATAAACTTTGTATTTGATTAATCGAACTAGTTACATCAGAATTAATTAAAGTATTATATGAAAATTGTTCTCCGGGAGATGCTGTTTCTCCTATAATATTTAAATTATAATTTGGCCCAGCAATATATGTAAAATCATCTTCTATAGTAGGTTCAAAAGGGAAATCTACTTTATAAGCTTGTGGAGAAGAAAGTAATTCAACTACCCATAATTCAGATTTATTATTAAACTCTAAAGGTAAGGGTTCATATAATTTAATTAGTACTGTTGGATCTACTCCTTCTTCAGTTTCTAATTTTATATTATTAGCAATTATTGTTTGATTTTGACCAAAGTTAAGATAAAAATCAACAAAATAAGTTGATGTTTCTCTATATTGAACAAAATCATTTACTGATGATATAATATTACTATTTTCAATAACATTACTATCTAATCTGATTTCCGTTCTATCTGATGATATATCAGATATAAAATATTTTTCAGTAATAGATGATGCTGCTCTTTTTCTATAGAATGAATAAGATATATTATATACCCCGATATCAAAACCTAAAGATTCTAAATTAGAACTAGGATTTAATAATACATCTCCTTTTCTTACATCATATTCAAGTAAGGGAACTGTTTGACTAGGATATATTAAATCTTTATTTTGATCATATATATAATATTCTATATAATCAGTAGAGGAGGAAAAAACTGTATCTAATTCAGATTGAACAATTAAGTTTTCATCAGAATTAGAATAAGTTTGATACTCAAATGTATCTGGGATTATAGGTGTTATTGTTGGTTCTAATATCATAGATTTTTACTCTTATTTTTTCTAAATACTTAATAATTACTTGATGTTCCTGTATTAGTACCACCAGTTGATGTTTGTGTATTTTCTGATAGTGTTGTATTTGTATTTACTAATTGAGCATTTGCTTCTTGTATTTCTTTAGTTGCGGCTGCCATTATTGTATTACTTTCTTCATTTCCTGATTGGGCAACTTGAGCAGATATTAAATCCATTTGGGCTTTAAGTAAATCTTCTCGTAGTTGAGCTATTTCTGCTTGTAGCGCTTGTACCTCAGCACTTATATCATCAAAATTAATATATTCACCACTAGTTTGAACTAAATATTGATGTGAATTAGTTTCACCTAGGGCTTGTATATCATAAAAAAGAGAATTGTATAATCCAAAGAATTCTTCAACAGTTGGTTGAACAATTAAATCTTCAGTAAGAGAAGTATTACCAAATTCATCAAAACTAGTATTTATAGTTTTAATATATTGGGCTTTGTTGAATATTTCTTTCCTAAGATCTAAAGTTTCTTCTGCCATTATCCATTAACTATTTTAAAATAATAATTATCATCTTTAACTAATGTACTTCCACTTATTGTTGTTTGGATTAAGATTTTATAATATCTTTCTGGTTGTAAACCTGTCATATATACATCGAAATAATTACCTACAGAATCACAACTGATTTTAGTATAATTACTATCAAATTGAATTACAAATTCATTAGTATCTAAATCTTTAATGGCCCATAATGAACCATTTGGTAAATAATGATTTACGGTATCTATAGAAGAAGTTTGGAATATCCTTACGGGGTAATCAGGTCTACAATTTAGCCTAAATCTATTAATACTTTCACTATAAAACACTCCTGGGTTATTATCTAAAGCTACAAAAATGTCTGCAGTTGTTAAGGGGGGGAGTGAACCTGTTTCAAAACTAGAATCATCCCATTGGATTTCTAGTACTGGTGGATAAATAGTATTTGTATCAACTGAATAGAATTGCATTATAGGTTGGATTGCATCCGCTGAGTTAAATTCTATTGAATCTTCCCATTTTACTATAAAACCATTATTTTGTATGTCTGTAAATCCTCCAATATTATTAGAACTTGAATACCAAACATTTACTATGTCTGAAACATCTGCTTTTAAATCTTTATCTGATCTTAATTTAAAGGATTGAGTAATTTCAATATTAGGATTATTTGGGTCTGTAGAACCTGTAAACCATGTTCCACCACCTGGTGTACCTGTTTGCCAAGATGCAGTAACAAAAGTTGATAATACAGGAATATCTATGTCCCAATATTTTGCTCCTGAAGATGAAGATCCTGAGAAGTTCTGAGCTTTCCAACTAACACCATTTGTAGTAAAAGGTGAATCTAAATATGTACCACTACCATTATTCCAAGAACCAGAAACGGGGTATATTTCCATTTCAGTATCAAATATAACACCTTGAGCATTAGCTACATATGCTTTTAAAATACTTGAAAAAGGAATACCACTTCCAACTGTATTTTGTATAACACTATTAATTTGATTTTGATCAAATTCTATTAGATATCTAAATACTTGAGGGACTGGGTTTATATTAACATTTAAGTTACCCACTTCGATTATAGGGTCTATCCCTGTATTCATAAAGGGATAAAATGCATATATTGATGCGTCTTGTAAGGGAAATAATTTATATACTGCCATTTTTTATTTTTTAATATCCTCCATAACTAAAAGTTCCTGTACCTAAAGATACTATTCTTCCTTTTATATCATCATTAGGAAATTTAATTTCAAATATACTAGGGTCTAATGAAGGAAAAATTACTCCCCCTTGTGTAGCTCCAGAAATACTATAAGCATATTCTGAATAATTACTATTGGTTCCTGCTTTATTTATTATTTGTATATTAGCAACTGTTTGTATCCCTGGTACTGCATCTAATAAAATAGTTAATTCTCTTAATATAATTGGTTGGTTTATTTGCCATTTACGAGTTAGAAAATAGTTTTGTACTACTCCTATACATTGTGTTAATACTTCATTATTATTATAATTAGGTAAAGTTATAATATCAAAATCACAACCTATATTAACTATAAATGCATCTTTAATATTAACTGAATCTCCTATCATTCTATATTGATTAATATAGGTTTTTAGATTACTTTTCATAGCATCAGAAGATTTTGCTAAATTACCATTAATATCTTGTGTTAAGATATATAAATCTAAAATAGTATCTGGGTCTTTTATTGATGCCTTTGTGGTAAATGCTTTTGATATTACACCATATTTAGAAGGCATACTTAAAGCTCTAATTAAATAATCATCAGCAGTTACATTTCTTTGTTGAGTATTAAAATTAGACAATGAATTTTGTCTAATTTCTTCTATTGTGTCCCCACCACCTCCTCCACTAGCTGCTATAGGGTTGTTTGTTGCTAAAGAATTAAAAACAAAATCTGCTGTAGAAGAATTATTTAAACTTGGGTTTAAAAATTTAATAGCTGTAGAATCTATTGTGTTTAGAGTATTTGCATCTATATTAGAAATAACCCCTCCTCCCGTTAAATATCTTACGGTTAAAGTTGTATTAGAAGGGGCAATACCATAAGTATTTGTAAATATAAAATTGGTTGGACTATAAGCTGTTGTTAATTTATTTTGTTCAAAAGGTAAACCTAAACCTACATTATCGGGATTTGGGGTAATTTCTTCATCATTTTGAAGAGGTTTTCCGGATCCAAATTGGATTTGTAAAGTGTTTTCATTTAAAAATCTAGTTACAAATCTTCTATTTACTGATTTGGTTTTTAATATATAGGGTGTATCAGAATCTGTATAATTATTAGGATCATTTATATTAGTATTTTTAATACTATCATAAACTAAATCTTGAGCCAAGTAATCTACTTCATAATATTGATTACCATCAGAATCTATTATATCAATTATATTAGATATATTAGATACATTAAGTTCTATAGTTGGGTATTCAATATAACTACCTAAAGAAAAAGTTGAAGAAATTATAGTACCTGAAACTGCTTTTCGTGTCTTTTTCAGGAGATAATAAGTTGGTTCTCCTAAAGATATTTGAGAAATTGTAATTATTGTAGGATCTATTGAAGAAGAAACTGAAAAATCAATTGATTCCTGTATTGTAAACTGGGATCCATTTTGAGATGAAACTGATGTATTTTCGGGTACTTCTAAAGCATAATTAAAATCGGGAACTGTTTTTGATCCTTCTACTTTAGAAGGGATTTGTTGAAATACATCAACATCTACAACCGCTAAACCTGTTACTTTAGGTTTATAACTAAACATATAAGCAAGATCATATAAATTATCAAATTGTCTTGCATATTGTAAATATGTTTCTTGAATTTGATTGTCTAAATAGAAAGATAATACATCTGAAACATATGATGCTTGTTCTATAAACATCATTCCAGGTGAAGCAGGACTAAAATCTGTATAAGTATTAGGAAAATACGTTTGTGAGAAATTAATAAGTTGAGATCTAATATCGTTAAAATCCTTATTAATATATGTTATGTCTTTATTCTGTAAGGCCATTAGTTAAAATTTAATTCTAAAGTATCATTTATTCCTGTATTAGGTATGCTATAGTTTATATTTACTTGTATTGTATTTGAGTTTACATTTTGTAATACCTCTACAGAATCAAGATTAATTTCTGGAAAGTTCTTTTTTATCTTTTCTTGTAAATCTTCTTGAATATACTCAAGATTACCACTTGATATTTGAGAAAATATGTAAATCCTTAAACCAGCACCAAATTGGGGATTTTCTATCCTTTCACCCGGGTTTGTTAATAAATAATTAATTAAATTATTTTTTATAGCATCTTTAGTTTGGTAATTTGGAGTAAAAGCAGTAGGTCCACTAAATGGTAAATCAACACCAATACCGACACTAGGTCGTAAATCATTAGGGTATATTTGTCTTGCTCCAAATGCCATAATTATCCTTTACTATTCATTAAACCCATTATTTGATCCATACTAACATTTCCTTGTGGTAAACTACCATTTGGGGATGTTGTATCTCCACTTCCCATTTGGAGTGGTAAATTTGATGTTGTTGCTGATAAGGTTCCATTTGCCCCAGGCATCATACCACCTAAAACATTCTGAATGTTTTCTTTCATTGCCATTCTTTTATCTTCTGGCATTTTTTGTTGTGTTACAGAGTTTACTGAGGTTGGTGTAGTTGTGTTATTTTCATATACTACAGATTTAGGAGCACGAACTGCTTCTATAAGAATGTCTTTCATCTCCTCTTGTATTGCCTCTTTTACGGCCTCTTTTACAATAGTTTTTAATTGACTTAATTTCATATTATGTTGATTTATTATAAATATTAAACTAGAATGCTTTTAAATCGTTTTGTTGTATATAAAATACAAGTTCATCGATTAGTATTTGATCACTTGCACTAAATGAAGGTTCACCTTTTAATTGAACAACCCCTTGATTGTTTTTAGCAATAGCATATCTTCTTTTTAAACTTCCTACTGGATTTTTATCATCTGTTACTACAGCCATAGTAAAACCATTAATATTTTTTATAACAGGATTACCATCTTCTTCTTGCTCTGCAGATAAATCTAATAATTCCTGGTTAATTAATTCTAATTCTACATTGTTACTAATATTAGATTCTTCAGCACATTCTTGTGATAAATTATCAATACCTTGTAATAAAAGAACACACGTAGCAGTTCCAGCTATTAATATTACTAAAGCAACTAAAGTTGCTCTATTCATACCATCAAATTGTTCTTCTAGTTTTTCTAACTCATCATTAATGTGTTGTAGTTTAGCTGTAAAAGAGTATGGTTGAGCAAATATTAAACCACCAAAATCCTTAGCTGGGGGTACACCTACAGCTTGGGGTGCAGGTATAGCATCCAGTGATAATCTTATTCCCTTTAATGATTTGGATAATGCTAAAAAGGCAACTGCTAAAGCAGAATTAATAACAATAGTAGCATACATTTGATTAAGTTGTCTAACTATTCTATTTCTTCTTCTAATTAATTCAGCTAATTCTTCAGGGGTAGGACATGTTTTTCTATTAGCTTGTGATAATTTGGATATTCCAAAGGCTAATAATATACCAACGGCCAATGGGATTAATTTTGACTTAATAACATTTACTAATTTAGCTATACTAAATTTTCTAACTGAGATTAATTTATTGGGGAGGGTTAAACCTAAATTTTCAATAAATTGTTGAGCTATATCAATTTTATCATTAAATTCTTGTGATACTGCTTCTGCCGCTTTGTCAATATTTATTAAACTAGAAGCCGATAAATTTGTTTTAATTGTTTTATCACCATTTATTATAGGTGCTCCAGATGGAACATATTTACCTTTTGAATATAATACTCCAAGATTAAGTGGGGTTTTTTGATTTTGCGGTATAATAGGTACCTTAATTTCCAAACTAAATTCTCCTTTTTTATCTGTTTTTGTTTTATATAATGGTATGGGAATATAGACTAAATCAGGGAAATCTAAGTCAGGTAAATTACTTATTAAGTTAGAATCTACAGGTAAATTTACATCTGGTGTAGGTGATATATCGGTATTTACCCCTAAAGTTACAGATGCTCCTTTTAATACATTACCCGTTTGTTGGTCAAATAATCTTCCTGTTATTGTATAGGTTTCAAGTTTTGGAATTTGACTTTTTAATTTTGTTAATAGTAATTGTATTTCTTCTTTAACTTTATTAACTATATTTTTTTTATCTTCACTAACTTGTGATGATTTTGCTTTAATTCTTTCTTTAGCCGTTAAAGTTTTATCTACTTTTTTGGATTGAGTTAAGGCATCAGTTTTTTCTTCTAATGTTGATATTGCTAATTCTTCTAAATCAATGTTATAAGTTGTAGATAATTCTTGAATTCTTGAAGTTATCCCAGCAATATTTATTTCTTCACCTAAAAGTAATTTACCTTTTGGTGTTTTTAAGAAATCTGTTGCTAATGATATTAAATCCATTTTATAATGTTTTTACAATTTTAGAAGTATAATTATTAATGTTATTTAACATTTGTGAAATTTGATTTTGAGCAGAGGTAGCTGCGGGGCCACTAATATATATTTTAGGTTCTTTTGAAAGTGTTGAACATAATGTTTGGAGTTTTTTTATTAGGTCCGAAAAATCTTTCATAAAATTATCACCTAATACAACAGATTGATTAGCATTAACATCTCCTAATCTTACATTTCCTTTACCTGATTGTAGGGTTACATCTCCATCTTGGGAATATAAACCTACAGATTGAATAGAAGTAAGGGATATTGTTTTTTGTGAATTAAATATAATACTATCTGCCTTAGAATTAAACACTAATCTATCAGAATTAATCATTACTTGACTACCTTTATATGCTGTAATAGCTTCTGGTGGGGTAGATAATGTGGGATTTGAAGTTATGTTTGTATTTAAAGGTATTGTCTGATTGGAAGTTAAATATATAGAACTTAAATCTTTATTTATATCTTCAACCACAGGAATCCATCCTTCATCACTTGACTCTGGGGATTGACCATTCCTAATAATAGTAATAGGATTACCATTTTCTCCATTACCTGACCAATTATTGCTATCTTTTTTTACAGTACTACCAAATCTAATAGAATTACCCCATCTACCTTCCATTATTATATCCCCAGCATAAGATAAAAGAGGATGAATATTACTTCTTTCTGAAAAGGTACCTCCAACTAGAGGTGAATTAAAATCATAATCAACTTCTTCATCAGTAGATTTGGAAGTTTGACCATCAGACATTTCTTGATATGATTTATTTTGTGTGGATTGAGTTTGGGATTTTTTTAATAAATTAGGATAACCATTCATGTGTTGGTTATTCCAAATTGCAATTGGGTTTAAATAGTAATATTTTTTAGTATTATTGTTAGATCCTATATTTGTATCTGGAAGTTGGAATAGAAGTACTAATTCATTTACTAAAGGATAATTTTTTAAATAAGGTAATAAAGGTAAAGCTATATTATTAGAATTAGAATTTAAAGGTGCCCCACCAACAGATTCAAAAAATATAGTACCTACAGCATTCCAACCCCCTAATTCAAAAAAATTGGGATATTTACTATCAAGGATAATATCAGTAACCCTTGCAGATATCACATTCTGAGAAAGTAATTCTACTTGATTTTTTAGATTAGAATCAGGTAGACTACTAACATTTAACTGTTGATTTATACTAGAAAAGCCATATTTATTTGCCATCTTTTTTTTCTTCGAAATTTGTATTAAGCTTATCTAACTCTTCCATCAATTGTGTTTTTTCTTCTTCTGTTATACCTAACGCATCTTCGCTAGAACTATTATTAAGCGCACGCTGTACTATAGTAGCCATTTTAATTAATTGTTCATCGTTACGAACGCCAATATCCATGTATTCTTTAATAAGTGGTACAATTAAAGTTGCATCACCAATATCATTAATTAATGGTTTAAGCTCAGATATTAAACCTGATATTTGTTTTTCTTTTTTCTTTTGATTGTTGTATATCTCTTCTAAGATATTAGAGAATTTTTTCTTCCCGAATACAACACTATCTAATGATCCCATAATATAATTTTGTTATAAATATGAATATAAATAGGATTTAAAATCGGGCGTAACCATTTTCTAAGAAAAATATATATTGTTGTTTAAATATATCATAAAGTTTATCAGCAATTTTAGTAATTTTAGGAGTCTTAACATCTACCATTTCACGAATATAGATATAAAGTGCCTTTTTATTAAATACTTCTAATGTTTCTCTTTTACGAAATAATTCTAAAATAGCATCGGCTATTTGTGCATCATTTTTCTTTGGAAATAATTCATATATGTTTTCTGAGACATGGTCCACAAATATATCAACATATCTATCTAAATCACTTTTAATTTTTTCATCTCCTTGAGAATAAGTGTGAGTAGAATTTTCTCCTGTAAGTATATCAACATCTACCTTTTTTATTTTTTTATTATAATTTTTAGTATTGTATAATATTAACCAACGTTTGACTATAGTACCAAAATAAGAATATGCTTTAGCACCTCTACCTGGGTCAAATAAGTGTATTTTAGATAATAAAAAGGTAATTATTTCATGTTGGAGGTGTTCTAAATTTTCAACATCAGTATGATAAAATTTAAAAGTATGAATAATATTTTGTGTAAGCTTAAAAAACGCGAAATGTATTTCACGTTCATATATTTTAGATCTAATTTCGGAACATTTAGTATTATTATATAATACTATAGCATCTTCTGTATCTTGAGTAAAATAATTTTTACTTTTTTTTCTTCTTTTTCTGACTTCGGCCATTAATTATTATTTTTTTTAAATTGGGATAAATCATTTTGGATTATTTTTATTTCATTAAAAAACCATCCTATTTCATCATCACTTTTAAAGGCACCTCTGGTGTCAATTTCTTTTAATTTTTGATTTGAAAAAGTAATGTGTTCATCTATTTTATTAATAAATTCTTGATGTGAAACTAATATATCTTCTGCTTTTTCATTTTTTCGTAAAAGGTTAAAGGTCGTATATCCTAAGATAACGACCAAAATTCCTAATATAATTGTAAAAGTTAATATCATAAATTATCTAACATATTCTTTAATCCCGAACTTTTTATAGAACTAAGTGCTTTGGATTGGGTATTGGTTTTTTTATTATTACCCAATGTATAATTCTTCTTTGACGTAGCCACGCTATTCTTAGTAAATTTTGGGAGCCATTCAATTTCAAATTCAATACGTGCCGCCATCATGTCAGCTTGATGTAAAATAAATGGAAGTGATGTGCGAGGTTTTTGTTCTGGCATAAAGGCTTTTAAATATTTCTCATTTGCTGAGTCATATAAACCATCATGTGTCTGGATAGCAATCATTTCATTAAAAGTATATTTAATATCATGTTGTTGAAGTAGAAATAATCCACGATCTGGAACGGCGGCGAAAGGTAATGCCTTATTAAACATATAATCTTCACCTAATTTATCACGTCTCCAATTATCTGTTTGAGGTACATATGCTTCTTCAGTATCAGATCCCATTTTACCTAGGTCATGGTTAATCGCCGAAAATACCAATTCTTCCTGGGTAAATGTCGTCATATCGCAACCAAACCCTTCCCATACAGCGGACATGGATAATGCTGCTTTTACCACTCTATTAACGTGATCTACATACCCACCTGGGAATGCTGAGTGGTATTCTTTCTTATGTGCCGCTGGCATTAGAATAATACGATTTTCATATTTTTGATAGAAATCAAGTAATTTTTGTTTACGATCTCCAGTAATATATGTTTCGATGTTAGTGTTAAACTCAATCCAATTAGATTGGATTTTTTCTGCTGATAATTTCATAACTTTTATTTTAAATTTTTAATTAATTCGTCTGCTGTTTCTTTATCATCTATAAATCTTGCCCATTTTCCATCGGGACAAGATGATATTAAAGAACGTGTTTTACTTGCCATAGAACAACCACATAAAGAACAACAAGGTTGGGTACCTGGTATGGTACATTTCCTTCCTTTTTTATCTAGGTAAGTACATTGTTGGCAAATCGACCATCTAATAGCAGCTATTTGTTCAACATCCTCCTTTACAAATATTCGGTTTTTAATTCCCTCATATATAGCAGGCATGTTTCCAAAAGCGTTTATTAGTTGATTAAATCTATTCATTAACCATTGGTTCTCTTTCAATCATAGATCTAATATCTTCTACAATATCTTGACCTTTTTCAATCCCTTTTTTATAGGTTTGAACTGGTTCGTTAGTATTTATAATCCTTTGTAAATTTATTAAAACATGATCCAACGTTTCTAGTTTTCTATTAATACTTTCTCTATTTCTCATATGTGTTATTTTTTATTAGGAATAATCTTATCCCCTTTTTTTAAACCTTTATTTTCTATTCTCTTTTTTCCCCAAAACCTGTATTTCAAATGTACGAATGGGTTTTTGGGTAACCTAATTATTCTGCAAATTCTTTTAATATTTCTTTAATTTTATAAATATGTGCACATTTTTCATATTCTTCATAACTTTCAAAGAAATTAAGAGCGCCATTTAAAGTTTTATTAAATGTTAAAGGGTTAAAATTAATAATAGCATCTACATCACTACTTTTATCTACATTTATATTTTTAATATAAAACCAAGCTCTATGATATACAGTATATTCAGATGCTTCCTTAGTAGATTCCACATTATAATCAGGTTGTTCTTGTTTAAGGAATTTTTCTAATTTTTTATGAAATATTTCATGATTTTGAATAAGTTTAACAAACATTCCTATTTTAGCATATGGTCCATTCATAAATTCTTGAATTTCTTCATTGGTTTTATTACCATTGATTTCTTTTCCATCTACAAATAACTTGAATATTTTATCTTTATCTATCATTAATATTATTTAATTATAAATATGTACTACTTATCTAGATTTGCTAATTCAGACTCAATATCGCTCTGAATTTGTTTTAAAATATTGTATTCTTTTACTATATCTTTCTTTTTTGGGTTATCTGGGTGGTATCTCCACATTTCATCCATTACTGTTGAAGTTGCTACCAAATCATTAATTAATTCTGATTTTATATTATCCTGATCCATTTGTTCTTGTGTTATATTCATTTTTTATTTAAATTTATTACCAATTAATATAATATTATCTTTTGCTTCTTCCAAACTAATATGGAAAAATTCTTTTCTGTTATTAACTCTAAAAGCTTTTAATTTTTCATGAGTCATTCTTTCTACCATTTCACCATTAAAACATTTATAAGCCCATTCCACTTTATAAGGTGTAGGAACACCAGTAGCAGATGATATTTGGGTTGCTCTTTCTTCAGGTTTTAATTTAGTATATCCAATTTTTAGATATTCTTTGGGTAATGAAGGATTCGATAATACATATACCCATTGATCTCCTTCACCTTGATCGGCATAAAGCCCATATTTTTTTTCGGTATAATACGTTACATCTTCCCATCCCTCACCTCGTTCACTTGGGGTGATGGTAAAGAAAGCTGCGTTTTCAATACCGGTATTTCCATAATTTTCTTTTAACGGAATAAACTTTTTAGCTTCTGTATTTGTTAATCTTTTCATTCGAATATAATTTTAAATTCATTTTCTATTTCTATATTATTTGGAAATATTGTTTTAATAAGTACTTTAGCAGTATCTCCTACCATTTGGTTATCAAAAAATAATTGCTGTTGAGGTTTATAATTATATTTACTATAAGTTCCTAAACTTTGAATGTCTGAATTAGGGTTATATGAATATCCTGCTATATTTAAAGGGGGAAAATTTTGGGCCATATCTTCAATAGTATAAGTAGTATTACCAATGGGAATGGGATTAATATACCCACCACCTGTAAAATATCCTAATACACTATATAAGGGTACAGTAAATGTTATACTATCAATCCAAACCCAGTAATCAGAATCAAATATAGTTTCAATTAAAGGTACATCATTTACCACATAATCAGGATGTAATTCACTAATATTACCTTTTAAAGTAAAATATTGAATACCTTGATGTGAAATATGCCAATATTCATTAATATCTTGGTATATTCCTGGTGATACTAATGGATCTATTGCAAATTCTACATTACAATCCCCATTTAAGCAAGGGTAAGGTGAAATAAGCTCCTCTGGGCTACACGCCCAAAGGAAACTTATTAAGGTTATGTATAATAACTTTTTCATTATGCTACAAATTCTAATGCTTTACTAAACATTTTTTTATTTACGTCTTGGTCTTGTTTGAAATTTTTAATAACTCGAGCTTGACGTTTTTTCCCTGTTTTTGTAATATATTCGAAATTACCTTCAATAATATTCTCCTGAACACGATTAAATACTTCCCAAAGCATATTTCCTTCATCTGCTTTTCGTTGAGCTTCTAAAACTTCCTCAATTGCTTGATCATCAAAGGTATTTTCCGTACCTTCTACTCTAATATCTAGAAACGATTTAGCAAGATCAAACATTTGCTCTTCTTGTAATTCAACTTCTTTCATCTTATTCATTGCTTCAACAGTTAAAGGTAATCTTTCAACCATCTCTTTAATAGTATCTTGTAAAGTTGAAAAATCATAACCCATATGACGGATTTTTACATCTTCAAATGTATCTGTAGCTATAACTAAACCATTTTCACAAATCATTCTAAATAATCCAGCTGTAAATTGGAATGAATTTTTACCATCGTGAGAATTGTAAGTAATACTTGTGGATAAACAGTATCACCATCTTCACCATTAATAACAACATCATTATTTCTAAAAACAACTAAATGCTTTTGAAAACCATTTGTTGACTCTTTTCTTGATTGAACTTCTTTAGCATCAACAACTCCCCAACCTAATAATTCCATATCTTTGATCACTTGATCAGTTGGAATGTGGGTGTACTTATCACTTGTATTTTCTGAACCAACTTGGGTAAAAATACTTGGAGCGATTTCTCTTAACTCTTCTAAACTCTTAAACTCTTGACTTTCGTAATTTAACATACCTTTATTTTTAAATTAATTAATTGTTGCTAATTATTAACAACACGTGAATATACGAACCCTATCCCGGGAAGCCAAGCCTCCCGTACATTACTTTCGATTACTTTTTAAACAATAAACTTGGTGAAACTCTCATTTGTGCTCCTACTCTCCCATTACCTGGATTAAGTTTTTCAACACCAATATTTTTAGAATTAATTTTGTAAATTCTAAATTGATCTTTAGGATTAATTTTTTTATGGTTAATTCCAACCACATCCCCAATTTGGAAATCATCTTTAGTTACTTTTACTACCTTTTCACCTTTTCGAGCTGTCATTTTAGATCTTAACTCACTTCCATCAAAACTGATAGTACCTAATGAAATATTACAACCATACTGCTCTTCTAATTTAGCAACTGCTAATTGAAAATCACTTCTAAACTCTTTAACATTTTGTCTATTAAACATAACCTTTATTTTAAATTAATTAATGAAACTTCGTGTCCCACTTATGTGTAAATATACGAACTCTATCCCGGGAAGCCAAGCCTCCCGTGCATTACTTTAACTTACTTTATAAGCACTATTTACTTTACGTGTTAGACGCTTATCATCTCTCCAATTACCTTTTATTACACCATCTATAAGAGCAAATGCATGTCCTTTTACTGTAATAATATAATTACCTTCACTATGTGCTTTAACAAATTCATTTACTTTATAAGGCACTTGTATTACCTCACGTTTAGTTACCCATTTACCCTTAGCATTGCTCCATTTTTCAACCTTAGATTTCTGATCGCGGGTGAGATATCTGTAATCACTATTATATTTACCTCGCTTACCCAATTGCTTAATCTTGCAACCGAACGCTTGTTTAACCTTAGGCAGGTAACGGTGAGTATAAGTACCATCACCAGATTTACGGTGCAATTTCATCTCACAAAAATGGTGTGCTTTAATATAATCAATATCAAATGCATGTGATACAGCTCTTACTACACAATCATTTTCTTCTTTATCAGATAACATTGAAGATGCTTCAGGAATACCATATTTTGTAATTAATCGTTGTGCTTCTGTTCTCTTGTAACTCATATAACCTTTATTTAATATTAGCAACCTCACTAACATTGTAAATATACGAAAGATATCTCCGGTAGCCAAGCCTCCCATACATTACTTTATTTTTTCTTTTATATATTTATAATAAAATATATTTACAATGCAATATACAGCACAAGAGTTAAACCAAGCAGGCCAATACATAAAAAATCCTTTAATAGCAGGAACTCCCTATACTTTTTCCTTATTTAGAGTACCAAATTCAACTGGGGCATCTCCTACTCTTAGTGGGTCAGGATATTTTACATATGAAACTGTGAGAGATGCTAATGGTTTTTATGCTTCTCCAATTCCTCTTCGTGCTTTAGGAACCCATGAAAATGCTGATGGTGCAAATACTTTAATTTCATCATCTTATATATTTTCTTATGAATTAAATACTAATGGTAGTACACCACAAACTTCATCTTTTACATTTACTCCAGATATAGATATACCAATTAGTGGAGTTATGTTTAGAGCAACTGGAGATTATGATATGATGGCAATGCCTATAGAAGATTCATGTGGCACACCACAAAATTTCCCAGGGGGTCAATCATACCCAACAACATTAAATATCTCATTAGGTGCTAGTACAGGTACTGTTGGTTGTTTATTAGACCCATTAGGTATTCCCGATAGATTTATTGTTACTTGGGATGGAGGTATTGTAATTGATACAGGGTATATATCTCAAACTCCAACTTTATATAGTTTAGGAGGTGGTGCAAGATCTACATTTATAAATTCACTTACAGGAAAAATAGCTCCAGAAGGGGGTGGTACTTATCCTTTACCACCAGGTGGAAGTGGTAATAATATAATTCAAGCAGA